AGTATCGCACACGGAGAGCAAATGCTCCGACAACTGCTGGACTTTTTCGTAGCTGACCAGAAAGTCTTTGGCTTGCGTGGAGCTCCAGTGGGCGCGGCTTGCTTCTAAAAAAAAGCCTTAAGATTTTAAAACCTTAAGGCTTTTTTGTTTTATGCGTCGCAGCTATTTATACGTCGCAGTTTTTGCTGAACCTTCGGGGATTCGCTGGCCGCCTTTGTCGCTGCTTAAATATTGGCGGAATTGACTGGCGTTGCCGGCAATGCCGTGCTGGTTCAGAGTGCGGCAGACGAATAGATGTTGTTCGGTTTCGTCGAGAGCAAGGTCTATAGCCGTATCAATGGCCAGCCTGGCGAGTTTGGCGACGAGCGAGACATGATTAATTGTGCCCCACTGCGGGACGGTGTCTTGAGCAATAATGCTGTCGACTAGAGGCATGATTTCGGTCATGGCGAGGAATGAAGGCTTTGCGTTTGCGTTTGACATATTTTGCTTTCCTTTTTTTTTGCACTAGCGGCTTGATGGCCACCAGCTATTTTTATTATTTCAATGAACAAGGGGCATTTAGCCTCTTGCCATGGTGAGATAATAGTTCATCGCCGCCATAGCAGCAAGGGAAAAATCTAGGTTTATTTCAATGGCTTCCCTCACTGTGGCATAGGAATTGCTCTTTATAACGGCTTCCCGGCTGCCATGCCTATCCCGGCTGCCATGCCTATCCTCGCACAGCACGTCTTATGCCTTCCTCCTTGTTATATTCACACTGTGAATTAAACCTTCAGATGGCATAGCTTGTGCTAATCACAGCATATATCATGCCACATATAAGTGGCACGACACTTGTTTCTCTTGCGTTGACCCTACCACACCACCCCACCATGGCCTAGGGGGTGCACGTGTTATGGAGCCTCCCCACACACTCCGGCAGCAAAATTTACACTTTTGGTAGTACGTTCAGGCATTGGAGAGTTGCTTGAGCAAAGGAAGCGTTTTGCCTGACCCTCTTGCGATTCCATTATGCCCGCTCATCCCCAGTACGGAACGAAAGGGCGCGGAGTTCGACGACTCGTCCGTCAGCCTGTCCAATTGTTACGCGGACGCCGTCATAGCGGCGGGCGGCCAAAGCCGCTATCTTTAGCCAAGCAAGGGATTCAAATGCAAGACAGGCCTATTGTCAGCAAGACAACGGGCTGCTGTCTCTCCCCTTTAGCCGCCGATGCGCGATAGATATAGTAGCATAAGCCATGCCAAAGCCGCCCTGCGCCGCGAAATAAAGATCTTGACATAGCGTTTTTTATCCGCTAAATTGCCCACATGCCAGAGATGGATAATAGCGCAATAGCGGCGGTCGACCAACCGGTTAATGTGACTCAACTGCCACAGCCGCAGGGAAAGCCTTTCGAGGGGTGTTCGATCACCGAGGTTTTCGCGGCGCAGGATTTGGCCGAGGAGTACAGTGAGATAGTGTTCAATAGTTTTGCTTCATAATATGCTCGATACAAACCCAACTGCAATGCCAGAGACTCCAAGGCTTACTAAGACTGGTAAGCCAATGAAACCTCATTGGAACCCGGATATAAATAAAGTTGATCGAACATCACGGGTTGGTATTAATAGTTCCCTACCGTTAGCTTTTCACGGAGCCACTGATCCGGTGCATGAGGTTAAACGTGAACGTGCCAGGCATAGGCTAATGTGTCAAATGAGCATCGCTGGAATGACAAATACCGATATTGCCAAGGCTTTGGATTTTGATGTTTTCACTGTTTCCAATACACTACGCCAACCCTGGGCGCAGGAGTTTATGCAGAACGAGTTAGCTGCCGTAGGTGAAGACTTCCGCGAGCGCATCATCGCAGAGGGTCAGTCGGCTTTTCTCCGCATTGTCGACCGTGCTACTAACGAACTCGTTCCTGCCGCTATTAAGCAAAAGGATGACCACGCACTTGTCGATCGTTGGCTTGGGAAGGCTGTTCAACCAATCTCTACCTCGTCAAAAGCTCCAAGTGAAATGACTCTTGAAGAAATCAAGGACGAACTTCTTGGTGGCAACAAACGCATCACCTTTGATTCATGACGCGACAAGAACAACTACGTCAAGAAGGTCTTCGTCTTATCGAAATACGTGAATCCTTCAATGCATGGTGTCGGGCTGCTCTACCCGAAGGTATTGAACCAGCTTTGCATCACCAGCTAATTATTAGCACACTGCAAAAGCTAGTGAAAGGTCAACTTCAACTAGCTAATGATACAGTCGCTCGTCGTTTAATAATAATGCTTCCGCCGGGGGCGGCAAAATCCACATACACTTCATGGCTGTTTCCGCCATGGTTTCTTAACTTACAGAAAGGGTTGTGCATTTTGGCATGTAGTTACTCTTATGACCTTGTTGAATCTTTTGGTCGTCGTTGCCGTAACACTATCGAGCTTCTTGGCCGTCTGCTTGGTTATACTCTCAAGTCTGACTCAAAAGCCGCAGGGGTGTGGGAAACGACTAATGATGGCAGATACTTCTGCGCTGGCGTCAACGCCGGCATTGCTGGCCACCGCGCCGACCTCGGTCTTATTGACGACCCTATCGGCACTGAAGAACAAGCACAGTCAAAACTCTTTCGAGACAAACTCTGGGAATGGTATCACAGTGACTTTGTACCCAGACTTAAACCTAATGCTTTCCGTGTTCTCATCTGCAATCGGCGCCACGAAGATGATCTTGTCGGTCGTTTACTCAACCCAAAGCAAACCGGCAACGAATGTAACGATTGGTATGTTCTCTCAATATCAATGGAAGCAGAAGCCAACGACGTGCTTGGACGCCAAATAGGTGACCGTTTATGGCCAGAGTGGTTTACAGCCAAAATGCTCGACGACGCGAAGAAGCAGCCACGTGTATTCGCTGGCTTATACCAACAACACCCCACACCTGAAAGTGGTGACTTCTTCAAACGTGAATGGGTTGAACCTTATGGCTACAACTCCATGACCGAGTTGCCGCACAACCTTCGCATGTATACAGTCTCCGACCACACCACATCGAAAGCTCGTGGTGCGAATAAAACATGCTATATGAATTTTGGCGTCGACGAGGATAATCACATCTGGATTCACCCTGATATTTTCTGGCAACAGTGTTCACCTCTTGAAGCCGTCCAAGCCATGTTTGCAATGGTAACACGACGTAAACCAATCAAATGGCGGGCGGAAAAAGGTCACATCTCTCAAGCATTAGAACCCCTTATCAATAAGACAATGCAGGAAACCAGCGTATATTTCATACTTGAACAAATAACCCCAAGCAAATCTAAAGGTGACCGTTGCCGCAGTATCGCTGGTCGCTTTCAACAAGGCATGGTTCACATGCCATTATTCGCCCCTTGGTTTTCCGACGCACTTTATGAAATGATGTCTTTCACCGGTTCCGGCGACGACAAGTCCGATGATTGCTGTGACTGCTTAGGACACATCGGCATGATGGTTGATACTATGTTGCGTGCCACGCCGATTAAAGTTGAGCAACCTCAACCGCTTCAAGTCCCCTTCGTCCCAACAATGGGCTGGATGAAAGACTCGGCAAGGAGACTTGAACATGCAACGATTTCTCGCTGGAATGGCCGTTAAATTCACACTTTGAATATAACCCATGCCTAAGGCATTACAACAAGTAGCACAGCAACAAGACGGCGGCGCGAAGCGCCCAACAGTTGCATCATCTTTGCCCGAAGGTAAGCCTTCTAAGGATGACTCCGCTAAAACACGCGAGCGTAAGCTTGTCGAACAATGGACGAAGAAGATTATTAAAGCCCGTACGAAGTGGGAGCCAGACTTTAAAACCATGCGAGAGGATATGAAGTTTGCGCGGGGGATACAATGGCCACAGCAGAAGACTCTAATGGACGATCGTTATGTAGCGAATTTAACCCTACGTAACATCTCACAAGGAGTTGCTACCTTGTACGCACGTAATCCTGAATGTGAAGCTATTCGGCGTGATCGGCTTGATTTTGAACTGTGGGATGGCAAAGAAGCCAGTATCGCAGCCGCCGCTGCTGCTCTTAACATGGGAGCACAAACAGGCCAAATTAACCCCCTAGCAATGGCCTTGCTTAAGGATTACTCCGAAGGTCAACTCTGGCGCGACCTAGTCGATCGCGTAGGCAAGACTGTTCGCTTTACTGCCCAATACATGTGGGACAGCCTACAACCAGCATTCAAACTACAAATGAAACAACTCGTTCGACGAGTTAAAACCTGTGGAGTTGCCTATGTTCAAGTCAACTACGTCGATGGCCTTGAGGGAACATTATCAACATCAGAGACAGAGTCCACCCTTATCGACCGTGTTAAGCGTATCAAACACATCGCTAAGAAACTTTCGGAGCAAGAGATTGACGAAAATTCACCAGAGGTTCTTACACTTGCATCAACAGCGGCAAGTGTGTTAGCGAGTGTTTCTACCAGCGATACACAAAACATTAACCAACGTATCACATTTGACTTTCTTCCTTCGACCTCTGTTATTGTTGATCCCCGCTGCCGACACCTTAAAGGCTTCGTCGGCGCACGTTGGCTTGTCATTGAGCGTATTGAAGTCCTCGACATTGTTAACCAATTTTATGAGACAAAAATCCCAAAGAACGAATGCAAAACCTACGATGACAATGGCTTACGAAATGATACAGCAGCCACTAGTACTGACATCACTGATTCTTCTTCTCCGGCACGTGTTTGCATTTGGGACATTTACGACCTCGACTCCAAATCCTGCTTTGTCATCTGTGACGGCTTCAAAGAGTTCGTTCAAGAACCTCAAGCTGTAATCCCTGAAACCAATCACTTTTGGCCTGTTGTCGCTTTGACTTTTAACGACATTGAAACCGAACCTTCTTGCAAAGAAAGTGGTTCAATTTTTCCTCCTTCCGACGTGTCGCTCATGCGGCACCCTCAACTTGAATGGAATCGCTCCCGTGAGGCGTTGCGATCACATCGCATTGCTAACACTCCAGCTTATATCACTGGCAAAGGTTGGCTTACTGATAACGATAAAGCTGCTCTTAATGACCACGAAGATTCCGCCGTCATCGAACTCGAAGGTGCACAGATGGGCACTGATATTGGAAAACTCCTACCCCCATTTAATCATGCTACACTTCAACCCCAACTCTATGATACGTCACCCTTGGCCCAGGACATACAACTCGCTGCCGGCACTCAAGAAACAGATTTGGGCCGACCTGTTCCCAGAGTTACGGCAACTGGCGCGACTATCGCAGAGCAATCGAAAAATACAGTTGCAGCATCAAACACCGACGACCTTGATGACTTCTTATCTGAAATAGCACAAATGGAGGGTGAAATTATCCTGCGTTATTTTAAACTCGAAACCGTCAAACGAATCGCTGGCCGTGGTGCCGTGTTGCCACAAGAAAATCGTGAAGACTTCATAAATGAAATCATGCTTTCGGTAAAAGCAGCTTCGTCAGGACGTCCAAACCAGGCACTTGAAATAAGCAAGGTAACACAACTCACTCCACTTTGGTTACAATGTGGTGCCAATCCTGTAGGTGTTTGCGAAATCGTCACTAAGGCTTATGATGACCGCTTTGATATTTCAAAACTTTTTCCTTTGCAATTGCCTATGGCCGTGCCAGGCAATCAGAAACCTGAGCAACAACAGGCAGAACCGCCGCCACAACAACAAAAGTTAAACAACGGCGCACCTGTGCAACAGCAAGCACCGCCTCAGCAACAGCAATAATTTATGTCAAAACAACATGCACTAATCAATGACGAAGAAGGTAAACTTGCCGAGGCTCTTGCACAAACGCAAGACCCAAAGCTCGTTGAATCCGAAATTCGTCTTGATGACGCTAACAAGAAAGACTCCTTCCAAGCTGGTGTTCAAGCTGAACTTGACGCTCAAGCGGAAGAAGTCGAACAGGAGGAATCGTCAATCTCCAAACCAGCCGTGGAACAAAAACCCGGCACTGAGGCTAAAGGTGAAAAAGTTCTCGATGACAAAAAAGAAGATGTTATTCCTGAACCAACACCCGAGGAAAAGGAAAAAGAACAGAAACTGCAAGCTGAACTTGACAAACGTCTCGACCAGCATCCACGTTTTCAAGAACTCATTACTGAGCGCAACGCTTTAAAACCGTATGCGGAAAACGCCAAACTGGACGAAGCCTTCTGTCAACAAAATAACATTCCTCCTGAGCAGAAGAAAACTGCAATGGAGCTATGTGCATTACTCAACAGTAATCCTGATGCTGCTCTTGTGCAACTGGAAAAGCTTATCGAGAACATCAAACTCTCGACAGGTAAACTCTTGCCCCAAGACCTTGCGAAAGAAGTCACCGACGGCACAATCTCTAAGGAACGTGCTACCGAACTTCACATGAATCGCTTGCGCCTTGCTGCACAAGAACAGCAATCGAAAGTTCAGCAAACATCAGTTCAACAGCAACAGCAGATGGCTTTAACAACCGCCATGAATCAAGCCGCGGAGGTAATCGTTCATTCTAATCCCGACTTCAAACCGAAGGTAATACCTCAGGGTAAAACCTCCGATGATGTTAAAGATGGACTCTACGAACTCACCTACGGCAAAATTCAACTCATGTCAATGGAACGTTATCCAAGGACACCCGCTGAAGCAGTTGATATACTCAATCGCGCTTACAAATGGGCGCAATCTGTTTACATCCCTACTCTGCCTCAACGCGCAAGACGTACCTTACGCACAACAGACCTTTCTTCTTTCAATGACACAACAAACGGTGAGCCTAAATCCGGTGAAACAATGGCACAATATATCCAACGAACTGTTGGCCAGCGCCACGGTTTTACCATTGGTGAAGGTTAACCACAATAAGGAACACACATTATGGCAGTAGCAACTTTAGGTATGGTGCAAGCCGGGGACATAATCTCCGCCGCACTTATCTTCTACATGAAAGGTAAAACCCTTTCGCAAACGACCGAGGACAAACCCACGCTGGCGAAATTTCGTAGCACAGCAAAGACCTTTCCCTCTGGAAAGTCATTCCAAATCAGCGAACCCGTGCAGGGTGCTTATATGTCTGACGTGCCAGGATTCTTTGCTGGTTACACGCAAGACCAGCAACTGGCTTTCACACAAGCGCAGAACATCCTACGTTTGGTATACACCGGCTACGAAATGCACGCGGGGCTTGCTATCACTTGGACGGAATTGAAAGAAGATGGTATTACCATCACTGACAATAACAAAATGTCCAATCACTCCGACCGGGCAGCAACGGTGCTTACCGACTTGCTTGAGAATCGCTTGCAAGACTTCGGTGAATCTTATGACCGTGGTGAGAACTTCACCCTTTGGAAAGACGGTTCGCAAGATCCACTCGTTACACCGGGTATCTTATCCATCTTGACAGATAATCCCGCTGCTGGTAGCACGGGCGGTCTTTCGCGCGTAACTTATCCTTGGTGGCAACACCGGGTTAACCTTGCACTCACGACTTCGGCTGAGAATCAAACTCTCACTCGTTATCTCCGCACTGACCAACGCCAACTTCGACGCTTCGGTGGCAAGCCGGACTTCCTTGTCTGCGGTTCGAAATTCATTGACGCCCTGGAACTTGAAGTTCAAGCCAAAGGTTCCTACACCCTAGAAGGCTTCAAGAACGAAGGTAATACCGACATTGGCATGGCTGACATCTCAATGCGAGGAGTCGGCAAGTTCAAATATGATCCAACGCTCGATGATCTTGGTTTCAGCAACCGCTGTTACATGATCGACACTCGCCGCCTTCGTATGCGTCCCATGCAAGGTGAAGACAAGAAGATGATTACCCCGGAACGCCCATACAATTACATGGTCTTCTTCCGCAGTATTACATCGACCTTTGCTGTCACCATGACTCAACTCAACTCCTGCGCGGTTTACGCCGTGACGGTGTAATTCAACGAAACACGAATATGAATAAAAAATTGAAAATACTTCTTGGGTTAGTCGCTATAACGGGACTTACACTCCTCGCTCATGCGGCAACACATTCAACACAGTCCTTCATTGGGGGTGCTTTTTCACCCACGACGGGGGCTATGAATCCACAAGTCGTGGTGGCTTTTCCCTACAACACCATGACCTACGCAACGAACGGTGTCACTAATATAACATACTTCAAATTGTTAACTGGTGTCTACCCTTCCCCTCTCATCGGCACGGCTCCATCGTCGTATAACGTCACAAATGCTTACAATATAATTTCTAACCAACCTTATATTGATCCGCAAGTGTGGGCGTTACAATACGGCACGAGCAATAGTGGTAATACCATCGGCGGCACAGCTTACATTGGTTCAAATTCTATTTACCTTCAATATATCTCTGGTGTATCTATACCAGCGGGTACTATTATCGGTACACCATTTGTGCCTATAGGTCTTGGAGCTGACGCAAATGGAAATGTTAGTCAAAACTATAAGATAGCTGTTCGCCTAAGTGGTGATAGTCCCAACTTTACAAATACTGTTACCATGATATGGGAGCCTTATAACACCTTAACTGGTCTTTATGATTCTAGTTGTGCATTTACGGTTACTGCTAAGCCGAATGGCACGAATGCGACTTTGATTATAACGAACATACCGGCGAATCTTAATACCGGATTTAATACGTTGGCCTTATTTGGTGTTGCTTCCTCCGCCGATTTAGGTACACCGGCACCTACTAACATGTATCTGCAAACTTGTGTTATAGCTGGTTGGACTCCCTAATTGTTAAATTCACACTGTGAATCTAACTTAACAAAGAAAAATATATGGAACTTGCAAATTGCTTCCTACACATTGGTAACGAAAGTGTAACTCCCTTACGCTCAATCACACCGGCTGAGGCGATGGTACTCGTCTCAATGCACAAAGACCGGGCGAAGAAACATCCATTGGTGGACTTTAAAATCGTCGGCACAGCACAATCTATTGCCGTCGCCGCTGAAGTTCAGACAATGGACGAAATGGCACAGGCTAATGTCGAGTTACCCAACGGTACTACAATCAAACAAGGCGAGACAGTTCATGCGGGCACGATACTCAAAGCACCGAAATTCCGTGCACGAACAGGTCTTGAAGAACTGGCGCGTTTGAAAACAAAATACCAAGCTCGCTACATCGAAGCTGTGTTTCCGAAAGGTACAACCAAAGTTCCCGACACCTTCACTGAAGCCGAAGAAACTTGGAAGCCAGTGCCCGTCACCAACGCTGAAGCAGTTGGCAACTGGACTGACGAACCAGGCCCTTTACCGAAGGGTGCAGACCTTAACCTTAACAAGAAATAACTCCTTATGGCACGTAATACTCCTCTTGGTGACGTGGTCGCAATGCTCAAGGCGGAGTTGTCTGCCAATATGATAGTCGGGGTATCGGCAGCCAATGACCTGCAATATGCGACATTGCTCGCAACAAAGCAGGCTTGGCTTGCCGATACCTACGACTGGCCTTTTCTAAAAGAACGTTGGGATGTGCAAATTCCGGGTGGTGGTGGTGGACGTTACAACACCTTTCCAACGATCGACGAAGAACACACCACCATTGCGATTAACTTTGAACGTCCGGTCAACTCCTTTGTATTCTTCTCCGGCGCGTGGCAAGATGTAGTTTACGGAGTCAGTGAAGAAGAATTTAATTTTATTAACTCCGACGGCTCACCACCGGATATAGGTCTACCACCGCAAACTCTTGACCCTATTCAACGTTGGGACTTTGCTAATGAAACACAATTTGAAGTATGGCCAGTACCATCAGTGCCGCAGACTTTTCGCTTTGTTGGTCAATCAGCAATGAATCCCTTGCTGGTTTTTACCGGAAATGTTAATCAGCCGTCGACAATTACTCCCACATACACCAACACCCTAATGCTTGATGACAGCATGGTGATGTTATTCACAGCGGCAGAGATTCTCCAAACTCTCGGCAAAGCTAATGCTCCTTCTGTTATGGCACGTGCTCAAGCACGTATGGCTCAAATACGGGGTGTCTACCCCAAACGCACAATGAAATGTACCATGAACCAAGGTAAGCTTTCTACCTACAAACGCGTTGTCTCAATGCAAGTTCCAATCTTAGTTTCAGGAGGTATTTCAAAATAAACAAAAATTATGAGTATCACACGCACATATCGTTCTGGTTCGCAGGTTGCAGTTTTTCCTGTTGAACGTGAATCCATGATATTATCAAGATGTTATGGTTACTTCAACAGTAATAACCACGCAGGCACGCCTGTGTGGTTGCAGTTTTTTACCACAACCATTGCAAACGACGGCACAATCAATGCGCCAATAAATCAGCAAGTGCCTTTACAATCTTTCTTACTCGTCGCTGATTATGAGTTTGCTGAGCTTTTTAACAGCGGCTTGGGTCAAGTTCCTGGCCCTGTTTACTGTGCCTTGTCAACAACTGAGGCAACATATACTGCTGTTGCAAGTGGGCAGGTTGCTGACATTTATATTATTTCTGAAGAATGGGAGATTGAACCACCGACACTTACAACAGTCGGTCCAATTATTGGCAATAGCATCACCGTTTGGACTGACACCATTGCTAGTGCTACTGCCCCAAAAGCAATTTACGACGTCATCGTCTCTGATCTTAATCAAAACGCTGGTGCACAACTTTACCTTCTTATGTTTGCCGCGCCACAAACATCGAACACATCAACAGCACCTTGGCGAACATGGGCAATATCTTTACCCGGCACTTTGGGCGTGAACATCAATGTCGACGCTACCTTGTTTCTTAACTTCGGCGATGCCGAACGTGGTGGATTAACTCCTATTCAGCAGGGCGGAACGATTGGTAATGGTAACACCGGTATTAATACCTCCGCTTGTTATTTCTATGTATCACTTTCACCGGTAACCCTTTTAGCACCCGCGGCAAATAGTGCTAAAATTACTGCACGTTATTGCACACTTTCTGTATGAAAAAATTAATAACTTTTGTTTTGCTGGTGATTGTAAGTTTATGTCAAGGCCAGCCTGCACCGTTTATTCAAGCTACAAGCACTAATGGCACAATAATTTTAACTCCACCTAGTGGTCATGGAGTAGTAAATTTTGAAGTTGCCACCAATATCCCTATTGCTCCGTCGCAGTTAAACAACACCTATCCTTTCTCCCAAACAACAGTGCTTGGCGGGCCGGTAGGAACGAATGGCAGCGGCTACGGCGGTGGTCAATTGATTTTTCCATGGCAGACAAATTTGTGGCCCTCTCCGGGTGGCTACATGCACTTTAATGGCACGACGGGTAACTATCCTCTCATGTGGTGGGGATGCAACAATCCGATGCCCATATTTGATACACACGACTTAGTCCCCATTCTCGGCATAAATGGTCAATTTCAAGGATTTGCCCCAGATGACGTCCATAATACGATTATTTTAACATTCCAGGCGTCTGGGTGTGATATAACGAAAGGGTGGATTATTTCTAATGATAACTACTGGACTGGCGGGTCTAATACCCTAACCGTTTTGCAATCCTCATGCATGGACGCCGCAACCTCGATTGGCATGTCAGCCCCGGCGGGAATGTGGTTGGATACTAATAAAAACGGAGGCACTGTGGTGCAACTAGAAAACTACAATCCAGTCACTGCCTTGTTTGTGGTTTCTCAAGCCATGGAGTTTTGTTCCTCAACCACATTGGCAAGTAACGCGCCGACTGTGTTAATGCACGAACCTAACGGTTTTTCAAATGTAATAAACGCTGGAACCGTTGACATTGCGGAAGGGGGGTTATATGCATGTGTTGCCCAAACTACCCAATTTACGAACGGCTGGACTCCGACAAATTGCATTGAGATTTACACGTCTGGGGGTAATTATGTTAGGACGATTAACACTCAAATTCCTCTATACGATTGCCAGTCTATTGCTTTTGACCCATACGACCCGAGTGGTGCGGACGTGCTCTATGTGGTAGGATCTAGTGCCTGCACAAATACATTCCAGCAAGGTTCCATATTTAAAGTGGTAGTAACGGGAACGAATGGTATTGCTACTGACATTGAGGATTTATACCTCCAAGGTGGGACATCGGGACTTTTCACAGGAGGACAGTTCGTAAAAAATTCAACTAATAATTTTGTTTTTGGGCTTCCTTTTGATGCGAATGCAGGGGGTGCTTTTCTTCCGTATATGGACTTGTCCGATGTATCCCCAGGATTGGTGCAAATGTCTGACGGAACTACTGCTGTTCGTTTACTTACGCCCTTGACCGGAGCTGCGCCAGAGACTTTCACGTCTCCTGGAAAACCATCGTTAAGTGGTTATGGGTCTGGAGGGTGGCAGATGCAGCTTCCTTACAGCGATCGTTTTCATGTTTATACTTACTCTGACGGTTCATATGTTGATCTTATTCCAGAGACAGGTTTTGGCCCAGAAATTTCCGCGTCAGCATCACTCAGTTTTTCCACCAGTTTGATCGTGCGCAATGGGTTGGGCATCTATGCCGACCACGGTGTTTTCACCAACGGCTTAACCTTGGGTCCGACCTCTGCATTAACTGTGCGTTCATTAAGCGGATTAAGCACAATTAATTTTATGCAAGGCACCACGTTCTCAGAAAATGAAACTCAGAACGGTTCGGTGGCGGTAGGAGATTGGGAATTAGGGAACGTTGTATTTAATTCCCAAAATGGAACTCTAGTTGCAGGAGGTGGGATTTTGAGCCTTGGCGTGGACGTGCAGGGTATTTCTGGTTACGGCCAAACAACCGACACTGCCGTGGCTTGCTCGCCTGTTCTTTGGGTGACCAATGGAATTGGAAATTTCGACACAACTCATAATACAGGATACAGCCATTCATCAGTGGGTTGCACGAACGCCATGAGCCCAAAAAAAGACTTGAAATTCGACGTTTCGACAGTCAATGCGACAGTGGTGTTTTTTTACCCGTCAGGAGTTGCTTGGGGCACAAACAAGGCAAACCTTACCATTGACGATGATATATTTGAACTACCACCGGGGGGTTATTGGACGAACAACGGAACTGTAACTATAAATTGGAGCAAGTCATGCCCATGAGAGCTTTTGCCTTACTCCTATTTTTGTACCTTGTGGCAATTGGACAGCCGATGCTGCCTACTAATGCTTTGCCTAATAGGACATTTCACATTAACACCAACACGCCTGTTCCACCACCAACAAATATGATTGCGCGGTGGGATAACGCTTGTCCGTGGGTGAAAGGCGTGCGATGGCGGGTGTTTTGGACGTCTGGCTTTGGTGGGACAAATAAGTGGATAGAGATGACAAACACCATAAATACCAACATCCTTTTTGCTCCAGGATACGTCATGGTTGCGACGACCACCAACACCAACTAAATATAAACAAGGATTTATATACTATGAATAATACCCTTACTATTCTTCCAGAAACAAACATCAAGACAACTTGGCGTATCATTGCCGCGATAGTATTTGGTGTAGTAGTATTTACAACACAATGGTGGGACATCAAACATACCCTCGAATATCAAAGTGCTATTTTGCGTGACACCATACGCACTGAAGATATGGTTCGTTTTAGTATGTGTCTTAAGACTCATAACCCAATTATAAATGTGCCAGAACCCGTGGAATATCTGCACGACGGGCTGGCAAAGCAATACGAACATGGTGCAGAACAACTCGAACAAAAGTAAAAAGAAAGACATATTATGACATTAAATCGAGATCAGATAACAAATATCGAACACAAAATCGCCTTTGGAGTCGGTTCAGCCTTGATTGCCTACATGCAAACGCAACCTACTAACACGTGGACTACTCCTTTGACTTGGGTTGGCGGGGCACTTCTCGCATGGTCGGGATACAAAAGCAATCAGTTAAACGCGACGCCGGTGGTTCCTCCCTCAACCTCCACTACAACCAAAGTATTACTTCTATTCACTCTCCTAACTCTTGGCCTCGCTACGGGCTGCACTTCATTTGTTACAGCCACCGGCCAGAACAAGGTGATCATGACCGAGTCCTCCACTGTTTTTGGAATAAACATCCAAGCAGCGAGTAGTGCTAATGCCACTCCAGCAGTGCAGCTTGGACTTGTACGTCAAACTATACAGTTCCTTCCGTTTTCGCTTACTACTAACTCTAATGGAACAACTAATCATATTCAAGTTCCAGACTACGTTGCCACTTACGACATTAAGCAGGGTATAACCCCTTTTTCGTTCAACGGCTACGAGTCATTTGCATCGGGGCTTGTATCCACTTACGAACCAGGTGTGGGAACAACGTCGTCGAACGGTTTTGCTATATCGGTCCCTACTTTACCTCACTAAAAAGGAATCTCCAAAATCCGTGAGATTCACATTGTGAATCCAACTCAAAATGCCTAAGCTCACTCCTTATCTCGCATTGCAGAACTTTCGCTTCGGTCTCGATGCGAGGCGGAGTGAGCTTACGTCTCAGCCCGGCACGTTGATGCAGGCGATTGATTGCCATGTTAATCAAGGGGCAGAGATTGAGAAACGAAAGGCGTTTGTGAAAACTTCACTTCCTGTTGGAACGTATGGTTTACTTTCTACTCCTAATGGACTAATGACCTTTGGAAGTCAACCAAACACCAATTTTGGTGGTTCTTTTACTGTAATTACATGGACAACCAGTAACGCTCAATCAAGTATTACTTTTGTTTCTTTACCCATTAATTGCTTTGTAGGACAATTAGTTTCAATTTCAGGCACAGGTTCTCAATTAGATGGAACTGTTCAAGTAGTAAATGCTATTTTTGCTGGTTCTAATGAAATAACATTTACTACACCGGCTTTTTCCGGTCATAATGGAATAGGTGGGACAGCGGTTTTTACTACTGATTTACCGAATCCTTTTATTTATCAACAATTAACTGACCCAAATATAGGATTTAATATTTTTAATGTTACTGAGGTTTCAAATCCTGCATTAAACTTAAATATAGTTAGTTGGAGTACATCTCGTTTACACGGATCAGTTACTTTTGCATCAGGAGTAAATAATCCAGGTTTACAATTAGGTAATCAGGTAACTTTTAGTGGAACCGGAAATACAATATTAGACGGTAATACGTTTATAATTGAGCAAATAAATACAAATCCTTTAACTATATATTTTAGCACTTCTCAAACATCTGATGTTGCTCATAACGGCATGGGTGGATTGATGACATGGTATACTAATAATATAGTTACCATTACTGTCGCTTCTAATACTTTACCTGTAAGTTTTGTGGCAGGTTCTACTTTTAACTTATATGGCTTACTTTCCACCGCGAATTTTCTTAATGGAGCACAAATAGTTAATTCAATTACTATAGTAGGTGCTAACACTCTATTAACTATAATAGCTTCATTTACTGGAACAATAGGTAACGGAACAACAACGATAGGCAATATGAGTTTAGGTACAACAGGAGGACAAAGTATGACTAAAGTCGTTGCCGCTTGTTTACTTAACAGCTTACCTTTTGTTGTAGCCATCTTCGGTGATGGCGATGTGGGTATATTCTACAACGGCTTTCTTGTTAATGACTTCTTTAATGGTGCAGTCTTTTCTAACGCCACTTCCCCTGATAATCTTGCTGTACAACTTGCAAATTATATCAATGCAACAACTGGTTATATTGCTTCTGTTAACGGTGCTACCGTCACCTGCACATCAATTAACCCTACTGACACAACCAAAACCACTCCTGGTACTGATTTCGATGTTAATGTCACTGACACCACTGTTGATGGAACTCTCACCGCAGTTAAAATTTCCTCCGCAGAAGCGGTTGTTACTGGCACATCAGCAACGGCTAATTTTACAATCTTCGCAGGACAAACAGGTGGTTCAATTACCGGTATTTTTATCAACGCCACAGCTACCAATATAAGCGGCGTTGTAAACTGGAACACCAGTATTGCTCAAACCGCCTCAGATGTTGCAAGTGCGATTAATGCCAACACTGCAACCAATGGCGGCTACACGGCAGCATCAAAGAGCGGCGAAGTTATTGTCACTGCACCTATTGGTCAAGCTTACAATGACTTTCAGCTTCTTGTTACCGTATCACAAATCTGCATTGATAATTGTTATTTTGTTTACAACGTTGGCAATAGTGGTGTTATTTTTACTACAAGTATAATTCCAGCAGGTGGTGTAAACATTCTTTCTGGTACTGTTATACAAGGTACTGGTGCAAGCACTGACACCTATCTTGCCGCTGTCGCCGCAAACATTGTAGCACATGGAGTTTATACCGCTGTAGTAATGCCATTAACTGATGTAGGTAACAGTGGCTTTCTTTACATATCACGCTTGTCAGTCAACTCATCTTCTTCGTCTTTAACAGTCACAACCACTTGGTCAGCCTCCGGCAACGGCACAATTGGTGCTGCTTTAACAAGTGCAGGTTTTCTATGTGGCCTTTCTGTGGCAAGTGTCTCATCGCCAGTAAGTGGTGTTGGTGCATTACCAACTACCGCTGTTCGTGCTAAACCAACTGGCGGCACAGCACCATATAAATATACTTGGTCATATTACAGCGGCTCAACCGACATTCATGCTGTTTCTCCTAATAGTGCTGCAACTACTTTTGTAATGGCCGCCGCACTTGGAAATGGTGTTACATTGGCGCAGCAAGATGGTTTTAACACTACTACAATAGCAACAGCCAAATTCGTCTGTACAATTACTGATGCTAATAACTTTGTGGCTACTTCCGCTCCAGTAACTGCCGCTTGTCGCTACGCCCTCGCAGCGCCAAGTCTCGGCAACACGCAGATTTAATATGACCGCCATTGCTAATCTTGCTACTGCTTTTAATGACTTTCAAGGTGGAGCCGACTCCATCGCAGGCTTTGGTGCCATTGCACAACTAACCTTTGGCGGCACATGGGAAAGAGGACAGGAATTTTCACTTATATTAACAAGTGGTTTAAGTGGTCTTCAAACACAAATAGGTGCAGGCAACGTTACAGAATTTGTTCCCTCTTTCTTGTTTACCCTTGATAACAAAATTTACGCTATGGGAGGATCAACCGTTTACTTCTGCGCTATTGGTCAACCTTTAGTATGGAATGATCCCAACGGCAGCGGCAATGGGTTTGTAACAATGACCAACTGGTATGGCACACCAGAGCCGATTGTTGCCATGCAGGCTTATCAAGGTTATGCGGCGTTTTTTGCACGTCGTACGATACAAATCTGGGCCATCGACGCGAATCCTAATAATTGGAACTTGCAACAGATACTTACCAACATCGGAACAGTGGCTTCTTTGTCAGTGCAACAGCTTGGTAATCTTGATGTTATCTTTTTAAGTGACACAGGATATCGTTCACTTCGTGCTTTGGATATTACACTTGCCGCTTTCATCAATGACCTTGGAAGTCCTATTGACGCTTTGGTGCAGAATTCCTTACTTAACGGCACGGCAATAAGTAATGCAGCTGCTGTGAGTGTTGTCGAACCTCTTTCCAGCAGGTATTGGAGTTACCTTAACGGTATAATTTATGTGCTTTCTTACTATCCATCAAATAAAATTCTTGCGTGGTCGACATATACGCCAACGGATAGTAATGGTAATATGATGAACATTACTAGTTTTCAAGTTTACCAAGGTCAAGTCTGGGCTTATGGCACAGACAGTAATGGCAATCCAGCAGCGTGGCAATATGGTGGTGCGAATAATAACACCTATGATACTACAAAAGCCAAGATACAAACCGGCTTCCTTGATGCCAAGACCCCTGGAACAGTCAAACAAGGTGATGCGGCGGATTTTGTTATCAACGCGCCGCAAGGTTCTTTAACATTGACTAACCCCGACTCTTGGACAATCGCTATTTCTGCTGATCCGCAGAGTGCTGGTGATCCAACACAAGATATTACAGCTGCTAATTTTCAAACAATCTATAAAAATAATATTTCTTCTTTTGATATGGGAGCAAATCCAGTATCCGTCCAAGGCACACACCTTTCCTTATATGCACAATCAAATGGTGATGGCAATGCAGGTGCAGGTGGTCCGGCAACACTTAGTGAAATTAACCTTCACTTTAGAGCTTTGAATGAGAATAACTAATATGAATAACGCGCTTCTTGAGATTCGTCCACCAAATAAAGAAAACCTTGCACGACTTGTAACTGATGCGAAAGAACATAACGTGCAAGTTATTCACGCAACAGATATTCTTGAACGTGGTGGTGAAATTGTCGGTTATGTTTCAATAGGTTCAATGCCTGTTGTACATATGTATTTTAACCCCACCAAAGCCGTGCCGCAAGACTACCTTACTATGATGGCTTACTGGGAAGGTGTTTTAGCCCGCAACAATATTCATGACTTCTGGCTGCCATGTGAAAGCACCTCAAAACTTCTACCTTTTGTCGAGAGACTTGGATATATGAAAACTCCTCTCGATAATGTTTTTCTTAAACACCTAGGCTAACTTATGCCATCAGGAAATACAAGTTCACTTAATCAATTACAACAACAACAACAGGCGGCTTTATCTCAAGGTGGTGCGGCGATAGAGAAAAGTTTTGGGCAGACGTTCACGCCGCAATACTATCAGAATGTTATCTCTAATGTTGAGAATCAACAAATGCCGCAGTTGATGCAGCAGTATCGGCAATCGGGGCAACAGGCGAATTTTAAACTGGCTGATCAAGGTCTAACAAATTCTTCTGCTGCACAGAACATCGGCTCAGCTTTGAATAGTTCCCTGGCTCAAGGTGAGGAACAGATCGTCAATACCGCACAACAAACGGCACAAACGCAACAACAGAATGTTGCTAATGAAAAACAACAACTTTATGGCCAACTTCAAGTTTCACAAAATCCAACACAAACAGCACAAGCCGCTGCAACTGCCGCCAGTGAAACCTCCGCACCCTCCATCGTGGCACCTCTTGGTAACATGTTCTCCAACTGGTCGAATTTGTATCTTGCGAACCAAACCGCGAACACGGCGAATCAACAGAACGAACTTACATTGGCTTTATACGCACCTTACTTAAACCAACAGAATACAAGTAGTGGCGTTTTGCCTAACCCATAAGGAGTAAAATATGCCTTTA